TAGTGTTAATCCTGCTGTTATACTACCTACAATAAGCCCTAGTTTAGTGGTTAATATTTCTTGATGTTCATTCATTTGTAGTCCATTCTGCTTTAGCCATTTCAACTAATACCTCTGAATGTGTTTTAGCTGTATGTGGGTTCATAAAAGGTGGGTTGGTAACTCCGCTTCTTGTTTTACAAACAAACTTAGTACCGTTAAGATTATATCTAACAGTTTCTAAAGTTTCTACAACTTCGTAGTTGTCTAAAACATTTAACATTCCTGTTGGTAATATGTAATATTCGTTTATCATGGTGTATCTGTTTCTACGTCTGCTTCTTCGCAATTAACTGTGTAAGCATTATTACTTCCTATCTGGTCAATAAATTGCCACTCACTAGCTACTCCACTATTATAATTATCTCCAGAGGCATCACCCATTAAGTAATAACTTACTCCATTGGTTATTCCGCTTTCATCTTTTGGAGTTCCAGAATTATAAATATCTTGTATTTGTGCTAATGTTTTAGCATCCGAAGTGTATAGGAAATCATCAATATTACCATTAAAAAATAAAATATTTCCTAATGAATCATCATTCTTACAACCTAAACGCCCATTATCAATATCACCTATACCATTAAACCAATAAGTTATATCTGAAACCGAAGTAGTTGTTTGTGCAGGAGTAGTTCCATTAAAATCAATTCTTGGAGTTGCGCCGTCTTGCACAAAACTTAAATGCCCCCAAGTACCATCACTTAATAGTGCTGCATCAGTTGTAACACGCCACCAAATACCTCCAGCTGTTTTTGCTTCAAATCTTACTGTTCCATCAGTACGGATAAAACCAGATATTCTAGTATCTGCATTAGTGTCACCAAAAGAAAATAAAAACTCATTACTACTAGGTGTTGCATCTACTGGCTTAACCCATATAGATATAGTTCCATTTGTGTTACTTGCTGTTGCAGATTGTAAAGCATCTATATTAATATACTCATCTACTCCATCTAATAAGATAGAATAGTTATCAGAAAAAGCATTTAACGGAACTCTATTACTGTATATGTTATTTCTATAAACTGTTAACTTCATTAGTATATTATTATTCCGCTGTTTTGACTTGATTTACCACAATATAAAGGATATTTTGTAGAATCATCTTTTTGGGCGTCTTTTATAAAAAAATCTATTTCTTCTCTTAATGCGTCTGCTTTAGCTAAATAATCATCTCTTACTTGACCGTAACCAAAATCACTTACAGCGTCAGATGTTTCACTTAAATTAAGATAAACACCACCTTTGTCGATTGAGTTTCTTAATTGTGGTAAACTTTCATAGACTATATAGTGTGCTAACGCTGGTTTTATGTAGCTTTCTAGTAAAGTAGAATTATCAGAAGTCAAAGAAGAAGCAGCTATTTGAGTTAATAATTCTTCGTAGAAGTCATTATCTAAAAACTTTCTAAAATACTTTCTTTGAGCCAATAAAATGTATTGGTCTAAATAAGCTGTGTCTATATTTGCGCTAACTAAAGCGTTAGTCTTCACTTCCGCTGTCGTCATCATTTCCGTTGTCAGGCTCATTTTGTTCGTTTTCTTCTAACGGCTCGTAACCTAATAGCTCACGTTGCTCGTTTTTAGTTAGTACTTCTTTAGGCTCAATTCTATCTTCTATTCCTACTGGAGCTACATTAAGTACTCCTAACTCTAAATCAAAGCCTAATATTTTTAATAATGTATCATAAGCATTTAATAGAGGTGTTTGAAATTGTGGAACAACCACACCCTTTAAAGCTATGTTGTATTCGTTTCTTATTTGTTGGTTACTCCCTAAACTTCCAGCAGTTGAAATACCAGCTAAACTAGCGAACCATCTATGACCAGAGATTATGTTTTCTCTTGCTAATCTTTGTAGCTCCATCATTTCACCTTCTCTTACAGTTGTAAATTCATTTACTTGTACTGCTTGGTCTGGACTATCAACCATTTGAACAAACATCTTGTGGTTGTTTTCTTCATCTGTAAAGTTATCTCTAATAGCTTCTACATACTCTTGCGCGTTCTTTCCTTCAGGTGGTTGACCTACAATAGTAATCGCAGCACTAGGAAAGAACCCGTTTTTTAATTTCTTTAAATTGAATTGAGCAATTTTATACTCAATATCAGCCCACTTTAATACTTGTACGTGTTCAGGTAATCCATAATAATCATACTCTGGACAATGATTTTTAACGTGAATTATAAAGTGTTTTTGTTTTGTATCTATTTCACCATTCCAAAGCTCAACAGTTTTAATAGGGTATTCATCCGTTGGATTTTGTTGTAATAATATTTCACGCCAATAACCAGATATAAAGGCTGTTTTCTCGTTTTTTCTTACTTTAGAAGCGTCTAAATAAAAGATAGAATCAAAATCCTTACCTCTTATCACTTCAATGTAACAATTACCAGAGTACACAAAATCGTAGGCGTTTAAGCCATATACATCGTGTAAACTTTGTCTATACTTATTTACTTCGTTAAAGTATTCTTCTTCTTTAGCGTTTAATTCTACACTTTCATTATTACGATAATAAACAAAATCTTGTCCTTTAGTGTAGTTTGCCTTAGATTGAACAATAGCACCATGAGTAGAGCTTCTTTTAGCTCTTGCTGCTAAGTCATTAATATAAATATTGTCGGAATCAACAAAAAACGGATACCATTTAGTCTGTTTTTCGCTTTTTGTTTGTTTTTCCTTTGTTTGATTTACGTCTGTTGATACTGCTAGTGCTTGTATCTTTGTTCTTGGCGGTACTGTCCGATGTCTGGGTTTCCTCGCTTGTGGTTTGTTGCTCATATTCTACAAATTCGCAATTCTTATTAAATAATTTTTTTAACTTTCTTTGGCTTAATTCGTTGGTTAATATGATAATCTCATCACCACACCACTTTTTACCAAGACCACTTTCTTTTAATTTATACATAGTATCTTATATTAAGGCGAGAGCCTAAACCCTCGCCTATTTATGCTTATTAGCTACCGAAGTTTACAGTACCACTCGCATTTGAAGTTATGCTACCAACAAATTCTCTTGCAATTTCAGCACTCTTACCACTCATTGTAAGTGTGTAAGCGTTTTGACCTTGTAATTCTGCTTCAACAGTTGTAGTTACGTTAGCTCTTAAAGCTGCGTCATCTGTTAAAATTTCATCGTAACCTATTACAAATGCTTGGTTATATGTTCCAGTAGAAATATAAGTTTCAGCAATAACAATTACTTTACAACTAGTAAATAGTGCTTGTAATTCTTTTGCTTTAGTTTTATGTATTCTAGGTATTACTGCCTCAATAGTATGCTCTTGTAAAGATGAGCCATTTTCACGAGAACCTTCTGCTGTATAAGAAGCTCCCTCATCGTCAAATTGTATCTCAAAAAATACGTCTGAAGTAGCATCTAATGTAACAGCTGTATAGTCGTGAGTAGAACCAGCTGTGAAAGATGTTACGTTTTCTCTATTGATAACGAACAGTCTTTTTAAACCACCTCTTCTGTTCTCGTCTTCACAAGCAACTAGAATATCTGAAGTTATTTCTGCCATTTTATTTAGTTTAAAAGTTTATAAAAGCGAGTGTCGAAACACTCGCCTTATTAATTTAGTATGCTACACAAACCAATTCGTAGTGAATTGTCTGTACTCCTAATTTGAATTTAGATATAGCTTTCATTTGCTCATCGTCATCGTCAGAATATCTAAGTTTTAATTGAGAAGCTCCATCTGAAACATCCGAACCAAATACTAAGTTATCTTTAGCAGCGTAAACAATTAAGTTTGAACCGATACCAAGACCTGAACCAGTATAGTGAGGGTTAGTAGAATCAGCTAAGTTAGTGTCCCATTCAGGTACAGCAACCAATTCAACACCTCTAAAGTAAAGTCTTTCAACTCCATCTTGTATTAATGCTTGACCTAAAGAGTTAGATTGAGATTCTAAAGTGTTACGGTAGTTATCTAATACTGTATTAGTAACGTAGAACTTTTTATCCATAGCTGGTAAAGCTCTTAAAGTAGCTGTTTGAGCTTCCCAAATTTGCTTTAACAATCCATAAGCACCACCTGAAGCAAGAGCATCAGAAGATTCAAAAGATGTTCCATCCATATCAATAAAACGAGTAGCTCCGATAGTTGCAGAGTTATCTACAAAGTTTGTAATCCATCCATCAAATTGATTCCAGTCTGAATCAGCATCGTTAGCATCAGCAAACCAAGCAATTCTATGAATATCTGATTGTAAACCTTTTACTAATTGAGTTCTAATGATAGTATCAATTAAAGTTCCTGATAAATTATCTCTATCAACACCAGTTTTCATAGTTTCAGCAAAGATTGTATCATCCCAAGTATCAACACACTCTTCAACATTTGCTTTTACTTTTTCTACTGACAACACTACGTCATCAATGTTAGCCGTACCACCAGCAGCACTAAAGCCACAAG